TTGGTGATCTGTATGCAGATACTATTTTGTTAATCTTTAGGCCGCTTTTATCTACGATTTTGTCAATTGCCTTTAAAGTTGGGGTAAAACAGGAGTCACCGTAATAGATTGGACAAACTACCCTAACGTACCATAATTTTTGTTGACTTTTTATTATTAGTATATATAATACTAGTATATGAAAACAGTTCATTTTACTTCTGGTCTTCCTAGAGCTTGCTCTACTCTTCTACAAAACTTGCTAGCCCAAAACCCTGAGGTCCATGCCACCGCCACATCTGGCATTCATGAGATTGGTTATATTGCTAGAGACTTTTTTGAAACAGAAGAGTTCAAAACATTCAAGAATCCATTAGACGGGGAAAGACAATACCACAATTTCCTTAGAGGTGGTATTAAAAGCGCATTTGATGCCGATACTGACAGACCAGTTGTTGTAGATAAGTGCAGATCATGGATTGGGCATCTTGATCAATTGTTTCAAGTGTTTCCTGATGCTAAAGTATTAGTGCCAGTAAGAGATGTGCGAGGTATTCTATCTAGCTTTGAGAAGATGAGGATTAAACATCCATCAAGGTTTGTTGGGGTAGAGAAGCAAAACCCCCAAAGCTGGACAACTGTTGAGAAGAGATCACAGGGATGGCTACAAATGCCGCCACTTGGCATTGCCGTTGAGAGACTTCATGATGCAGTAAAGAGACATAAGGATAAACTTCACTTTGTTCATGCAGAAGATCTAACAGCAAACCCAGTAGAAGCAATGAATGCAATCTGGGACTACTTAGAGATGGATAGATTTGAGGTAAATCCGCTCAATGTAGAGCAATACACAGATGAGCATGAGCTTGGTTGGCCTTATGGTGAGCATAAGATCCGCAATGTTGTTAAGCCACTTGAGCCAGATTGGCATGATGTTTTGGGTAGAGAGTTCTCAGAACAGATAAAACAGAGCTTTGCTTGGATAAATGACTTGTAGGTGACTAAATATATACATGGCTGATGTATGTAAGAATAATGCTTGTGAAATAACACCCCTTTCTGCTTTTCTATCTACAAATCTTAATAATAAAATTGAGACATACGATAGATTAGGTGATAGAGTAAAGCGAGGTTTAGGTTACCCGCTGGTATCACTAGAGATACATCCGGATCAGCTGAGAGAAAATATTCAAATTGCTGTTGAGTACTTTACAAAATATGCAGGATTTACACAGGAGTTTCTAATATTTGATTCAAATCTTTATGAAAGAGGTAAAGGTCTTCGGTTAGATCTGCTTTATACACTAGCAAACTCCAACCTCGACACAGCTGCTAAAAAGATAACGGGTGAGAATCCAATAGGACCAGGTGGTGAGTATTATGCAGATACACCTGAAACGGTATTTGTAGCTACATCAACTATAGATAGCTCTTTCTTTACTGGTTCATCTGCACTATCTGCACAGATTAAAGACGGTATTGAGAGCTTTGAGATTGTTGATGGTGATCTGTTTGAGACAATCACAAATTATGATTCATCACTATCAGCGGTGTTTAAGGAGAATAAAAGAAAGACTTTAACACTAGAAGGTCAGCCAGATAATGGTACAACATATCAAGTAATGTATGATTATGATATTATGGATTATAGAAAAGTTGTTTCTGTTACAGACTTTGAAGAAGGATCAACAACTGGTATTAACACTTTGTTCACATTAGAGCAAACACTAGCACAACAAACGTATTTTTCATACTCTATGGGTAATCATGGCTTTGATCTAGTATCGTGGTATACAATGAAGGAGTGGCTTGACACCAGAGAGAAGGTATTAGCCTTAAAGAAAGATGTTAAGTTTAATGAAAGAACACAGTACTTGCAACTGTATCCACAACCTAAAAATAGATATTACGGTGTTGTATCCTGTTATGTAGAGAAGCCAATACGTGATGTTATTAAAGAGCAGTGGGTGTATGAATATGTAACAGCTCTAACAATGATAACAATCGGTATGGTTAGAGGTAAGTTTAGTGGTGTTAGTCTTATTGGTGGTGGCTCATTAAACTATGAACTACTTAATGAAGGTTATCAGAGGAAGAAGGAGCTCGAAACTAAGTTGCTTGAAGGTGCATCCCCCGGCTTTGGAGATGCTGATCCTGTTACATTTATTGTTGGCTGATGGCGTCGAAAAGATATAGACAGGGTATATTTAAGCCAAAAAACTTAAAGAAATTTATAGGTACAAAAGCCGTGTATCGGTCAGGTTTAGAGCTTAAGTTCTTTAGATTTTGTGATGATAACCCTAATATATTACAGTGGTCTAGTGAGAACGTAGTAGTACCGTATGTGAGTCCTTTAGATAAAAGAGTTCATAGATACTTTGTCGATAACTATATTATGATAAAAGAAGGTAATAAAGTAAAGCGGTACCTTGTAGAAATTAAGCCATATAACCAGACAAAACCTCCAAAAACAAAGTATAGAAAGAAGCAACACTTGTTATACGAGCAGCGGCAATGGGCGGTTAATACGAGTAAATGGGATAGTGCTAGGAAGTTTGCGAAAAAGCAGGGCTGGGAGTTTATTATAATAACTGAAAAAGATCTTAAATAAAGAGCTTTTACTAAGAAATAGACTAAATAATATTAATATGGCCTTAAAACTTAACCTAATGTGTGAAAATCCTGACTCTGTTGATGAGTTTGAAATCATTGAGGAGGAATCAAATAAAGACGCTCCATCTAATCTCTATATTAAGGGACCGTATATGATGGCAGAGGGTGTTAATAAGAATAACAGAATGTATCCTCTTAATGAGCTAGAGCGTGAAGTTCAGCGGTATAACGAAGACATGGTACAGCCTGGTAGAGCAATGGGGGAGTTAAATCACCCTTCATCTGCAGATGTTGATCTTGAAAGAGCATGTCATATGATTACTGAGCTATCACAAGATGGTAATATCTTTTACGGTAAGTCAAAAGTACTATCTACACCATGTGGTCAAATTGTAAGATCATTAATCAATGATGGTGTAAAAGTTGGTATGTCTTCACGTGCTCTAGGTACACTAGAAGAAGGCTCAACACATAACACAGTAAAGAACCTCAAATTAGTTGCTGTTGACTGTGTTGCTGATCCATCATATCCAAGTGCATTTGTAAATGGTATTTTAGAATCAAAGCAATGGGTACTGGCAGACGACGGTAAGTATGAAGAGATTTATGACAGATTTGAAAAGTCTATCTCAACATTACCTAGTAAAGAGGTAGATAAATACCTTTTAGAGAGAATAATGCTGTTTATTAACAAACTCTAGTATAAATATATTATATGTCGGAGGGTAAGAAAAATACAACACAGCAAACTAAACAACAGATAAGTCAATTTATCTCTAGTGTTTCTGATAAAAATTACGCTGATGCGCATAAATATTTACAAGGCGTAGTTGAGGATAAGATTATTACACGTATCATCAAAGCGACCGACAAACCACTTTTCTAATTATGAGCAAGGACCAACTATTACCTGAAAGCATCAAAGAAGTACTTACCGAGGAGTCAGTACAATCTATCGAAGAAGCAATTAAAGATAAGCTTACCTTATCTGTTGAAGCTGCACTTGCATCGCAAGATGAGCTCTATTCAGAGAAGTTACAAGAGCTTATGCAAGCAATTGACAAAGATCATTCATCAAAGCTTAAGCGTATCGTTGAAGCAGTTGATAGAAATAACGCTGAGAAGCTTATTAAGGTTATTAGTAAGTATGAAGGTGAGATTAGTGGTAGTGCTAAAGAGTTTAAGACCACGTTAGTAGAGTCTATTTCAGATTACTTGGAAGAGTATGTTGATGAAGCACTTCCTGCTGAGGCCGTACTTGAAGCTACTCAAAACAGAACAGCAATGGAAGTTCTTAATAACCTTCGTAAAGTACTTGCAGTTGACTCTTCACTCATGAGTGAGTCAGTTAAAGAGGCTGTAATGGATGGTAAGACTCAAATCGACGCTCTTAGCGAGAAGCTAGAGAAGGTTGAAAGAGAAAATGCTCTTATTAAAGAGGCATACAACAAGACTAAAGCTGATCTATTGCTTGAGTCTAAAACTTCGAAACTCTCAGCTAAGAAGTCTGAGTATATGCATAGAGTGCTAGGTGATAAGTCACCTAAGTTTATCGAAGAGAATTTTGAATATACTGCACGTTTGTTTGACAAAAAAGAAACAGAGCGTGTTAGTGTAATTAAAGAGGAAGCTTTTGCTAAAAGAAAAGTAAAAGCTGACGCTCCTGTACTTGTACAAGAGAAAAAGGAAATTTCTAATCCGTATTTAGACGAACTAAATCGGATGAAGTAAAAAATCTCCCTTAACTATGAGGCATTTGGTGCCTGAATAACATAAGCTAGTTTACTAGTCTTATGAAGGTCGAAATAGAAAGAAAACGAAATTATATGAATAAACCACAATCATTTATTGATAAGAACAGAGCCGATACTCTCCTAGAGAAGTGGGCACCTGTTCTTGATTATTCTTCCGATTCAGTTAAGACTATTAGTGATGACACAACTCGTCTAAACACTGCTATCCTCTTGGAAAACCAAGAGAAGTGGTGTCTGGAAGAGGCCAACTCTTCCGGTG